AGCCTAGCGCAGTAGCCGCAGTGTGTGCAGACCCAGCCGCCGCTTCTTATCCATGGTATCCAGCAGCGGATCATACCCCGGCCGCAGACACACAGCATGGTTGCTCACCCCCAGTTCATCTCCTCCCAACAGTCATCGCAGTAAGGACCGTGTATGCCGTCCCAGTGCGCATCGTCTTTATCGAGCAGCGTAGCACAGTAAGCGCACTCCACTTCCCGGGGCGAGGGGCGCGGCTCCAGCCACGCCCGCTCCTGTGAGGCCATGCCCCTGGCGGTTAGGTAGTCGTGGGTGTAGTACACGGTTCTTCCCCCAACAAGACACTTCTCAACAACTTCAACCTCTCACTGTCGTAGATGTTGGCTTTGTCAAGGATGGCTCGGGCGATCTCAAGCCTCTCCTCTTTCCTCACCAATGACGTGTATCTCCACAACTCGATGGTTATAGCCTCGGTGCGTTTTTCGTCCATGCTTGTCCTCCTTTCAAAGTCCTCACAGGCTTCCCTATCAGCTACCACCGCCACCTGCAGCGCATCACAATGGCACCATCCCGCACCTGCGGATGCGGATACAGGGTGGTAGTACGTGCACTGTTCGCACCTGTTGGTCATTCGAGCCTCAACCCCTCAGGATAATCCGCTTCGGCCCAGTTCGCATCCTCGGCTTCGGCCTCTGCTTTGGCTTCCTCCTGCCCCGGCGCAGAGATGACTTCGCCCGTCTCGTAGTCGACCTCAATGATGTTGGGGACTTCAGTCATATCAGGGGCGATTTCGGTCTTGACCGTCTCATCCGTGTGCTCAACCTGCTTCATGATCTCAACGCTGATCGGAAGATACTTGAACATGTGGCGGATAACAGTCTTGCAGGCCATCTCCTCATAGTCTGTGACCCAGGGCCCACTGTTCTTGGCCTTGCTCCTGTCCCTGCGCTTGTCGATCTCGCTCTTGGGCATGAACTCGAAGTGATAGCCCCCATCTTTGAACTTGGCCACGCCGTAGGCCCCGATGAACTTCCCTCTGTCGCCCATCGCCGGCTTATGCCGGAGCTTGGGATTAAGGCCGTATTCGTAGTCAAATTCATCTTGCTCATATACGGGGTGAGCATAGATGCTCTCAATGTGGCCGCTCCTGCGGGCCAGGTCGATCATCCCGCGGTAGCCGATTATGAACTGAGCTTCTTTGCCGTAGGGAATGATATAGGCTTGTCCCAAAATATTGGGTTCAAGGCCCAGCTGTGCGCTCTGCATAACCGCAGCCAGGAGTGATTGGATATTGCAGTCAAGGAGTTTTGGGGTCTGCCTGATGGTGGTGAGAGCGATGCGGGTTAGTCTGTCTGCGTCTAAGTGTTTGGGTAGGGCCCGCTTGATCTCTGGGGCCATCTTTTCGAGATAGTGTCTGATGGTCTGCTCGGGGGTCATTGGCTTGTTAGTCTGCCCAGCGGCCTTCTCGGCCAGGGCGGTCTTGACGGCTGTCGCTGTCTTTGACATTCAGATTCCCTCCTTACTTGATGGTAAAGCGCCTGTAAGAGGACTCTGTTAGGTACTGCTCGTAGACGTCGGGCTTCTCAGCTTGAAGCAGCTTGGTGTTGAGTCGCCTGGAAACGACCGTCTTCCAGATCACCTTCCTGTCTCCGGCCCAGCCCACTTCGCACTCGCCCAGGAGGTCCTTGAGCTTGTTCTCGGCCTCCTGCTTTTTCTCGGCGGCCTCCTTCTCTTGTTGGGCCCAGTAGTCTCTCTGCTCGATGAGTTCCAGGGCCGTGTCGGGGAGTTCGATGGCCTCGCCGTTGCTCTCAGGGTACAACCGGTTTAGCAGGTCCCTTGAGGCATCTGACCCGTCCATCGGTGGCGGTGTTCCCTCCTGGACCAGCTTCCAGAAGTCGGACTCGATCTTGATCAGGTAGTCAATCAGCTCCTGGTCTCGGTCCACCCTGAACCACTTGAATTTGTTGCCCCCGATGAGCACGGCCATATACCAGTGCTCGCACCCTGTCACTGCCATGTAGTGCATCACCTGGAGCAGATACTCCGGCGGGATCTTCTCCCCATCATCACCCCACTCGTGCTTGTTGTACTCACCCGTGGTCTTGCACTCAAGGCCAGCAGGCTCTCCCACCACTAGGCGGTCAATGTTTGCAATCATGAAGGGATACTCGGGGTGCTGGAGGATGCCATTCTTCCGGCGCACCCTTTTGCCTGTGCGCTTGGTGAACTCCCGGGCCACCACGTCCTCCAGGACCGTGCCCCAGTAGGCCGCTTCACCTGGTTCCTCCGGCTCCACCTGTCCCGTCTTCTCAAGCCAGACCATGATGGGGCTTCTCCATCGATTCAGGCCAGCGATGGCGGCAGCGTCACTGCCACCTATGCCTTTGCGCCTGGCCTGGAGCCACTCTTCATGGCCGATCTCTTTGGTGTTGACAAGCACGTTAGCGTCCATCAAAACGCCTCCCCTCTGCATCTAATCCACATCCGGCAGTTTCAAAACCATCGTGTAGGGGTAAAGTGTGGCGCTTTCATCCAGCCCGTTCAGCTTGCGTATTTCATACACCATTTCACCTGTGTGGTGGTTAGGGTAATACTTGGTGGCTATGCCCCACAGCGTGTCCCCGGGCAGAACCTGGTGCGTTTTCGGGGGCTTGTCCAACTCCGAAGCAACAGCTATCGGCCCTTCGCTTAGAAGTAGCCTATCAACGAATATCCCCCCCACATACGCAAAGCTGGCAATTAGCCCCAGGCACAAGACAATGACACAAATGTCGTCAACCTTCTTCATCCTTGTCCACCTCCAACTTGATCTCGCCCCGCCGGCATCGACTACCCATTATTCCTCCTCTCTAAGCGGTGTTTTTATCCCCTTCCACAGAAATAGCCCTTGGGTGGCATAGCGAGCCATGCGCCTGGTCCGGTGCGGAGGTATCTCTAATCTCACCAGACCCTTGTAGATGGGCCAGT